TAGAATTAGAATTAGAATTAGAATTAGAATTAGAATTAGAATTAGAATTAGAATTAGAACTAGAATTAGAAAATATAAAAAGAGAAAAAGAAAGAAAGAATTTTTTGGGCAAAAACGGCTTTTTTTGCCTTTTTTCTGGTGAAGTTTTGTTTTTTTCCTTACCAACTATATTTTTTTTGTTTTCTCAGTTCCCGCCGAAGTCTTTCCTGTTCAACTCTTCAGACTTCAAGCTGAAATTATTTTCGCTTTCCTGCATAAAAACTGAAAAAAGTTCTTGACAAGCAAAAAAACCAGATTATTTTATCTACGAGAGAGAATAATATCTTCAGAGGCGTATATGATAGTTCGCACAAACAAAGGATGGACCGTGAAAGACCATACAGGGAGAAATCTGGGTACATACAAAAGTAAAGAAGAGGCAGAGAAACGATTGATGCAAATAGAGATGTTCAAACACATAAAAACTGAGAAGAAGAAAAAATAATTATGGATTTTCATCAAAAATCAAAAAAAAGACTTGACAAGTTTTTAGGCTTGATTATTTTATGCTCAGGATGGAAATGATAAAGTTTAGACTTTCTAAAGACAAAAAAAGACCAAAAGGTATTAAAATGGTATCCTGTGCGTATCAAGGGGCAATTCTATGAAAGTGTCGCAATTGAAATTAAATAAAAAAAATCCCCGTAAGATATCTCCAGACCAAATGGAGAAATTAAAATACTCAATAGAAAAGTTCCCGAAAATGATGTCATTGCGTCCAATCGTATATGATCCCGATACTATGGAAGTCTTAGGAGGAAATCAGCGACTTCTTGCCATCCGTGATCTCGGAATGAAAGAAATCCCTGACGATTGGGTGAAAAGTGCAGATGAACTTACGGAAAAAGAGAAAAGAGAGTTCATTATCCGTGATAATATTCAGGCTGGCGATTGGGACTTCGAAATTCTTGAAGCTGAATTCAGCGATTTTTTGGATTCAATCGAAGAAATGGGTTTGGACCTTCCAGAAATAATGAGCCAAGATATTGACGAAAAAGAACAAATAATCGTGCCTATCAAGCAAGTGCATTATCTCGTTTCTGTCCCTCTTGACAAAGTTTTGGATGCGAAATCGCTCATTTCTGAGCTGAAGAAAATTGATGGTGTGAAAATTGAGCAGTCACAAAACTAATAATTCATATTTGGAAGCGAAAGTGACACTCCGCCTTAATCATCTTCCAGAAAAGAATGAAATCATTGTTTTGGATGCTTTTGCCGGAAAAGGAACTATCTGGAATCTGGTGCAAAAGAGAACAAACAAGAAAATAAGAACATTATCTATCGATAAAAAAAATTATTTTGATAAAATAGATATTGTTTGTGATAATCTGAAAGTCCTTGCTGGAATTGACTTAGGCAGGTTTGATATAGTTGATCTTGATGCTTATGGTATTCCTTTTGCTCAGATGCAATTACTTTTCAAAAAAAAATATCAAGGTATAGTATTTGTTACTTTCATTCAAAGCTTTTACGGAAACTTACCAACTGCTATATTGATGCAATCAGGATTTACACCTGAAATGATACGAAAAGCGAGAACCTTATTTACGAAAAAACCGTTAGAAGTATTAGAAACCTATCTTTTAGCTAACAAAATTGATCATTATTCAATAAAATCTCTTGACAGAAAACATTACTTGTGTTTTGATACAACAATGATAAAAGGAGTAAACAATGAAAATTTATGAACCTAAGGGAAAAGCAAGGGAATATAGCCCTTTCGCTCTCAATTATTTCAAGGGTTGTGACCACGGATGTTTATATTGCTATGTTCCAAGTCTTATGAAAACTTTTAATCCTGATTATATCCATAATGAAGTCAGTTGTTCTGTTTCGGGTATATATAGAGAATGTGAGCGGTTCCGAAAATCAAGAAATGGAGACAAACAAATATTGCTTTCATTTACGGGTGATCCCTATTGTGGATTCGAAAGCGGTCAAACAAGGGAAGTTCTGTGTGCTATGTTCGACAATCAATGTCATATTTCCATACTGACAAAAAATCCTATGAAAGCCTTGCGGGATATTGATATTATCAGCGATTTCGAGTATATCAAAGTAGGTGCAACTTTAACTTGTTTAAACGATAGCGATTCAAAGAGATATGAGCCTGGAGCTCCTGTGGGAAGTGAACGGATTGAAGCCTTGAAGATATTTTCTGAAAATGGTATAAAAACTTGGGTAAGTTTTGAGCCTGTCTTGTTTCCTGATCAGACCCTGAAAATGATTGAAATGATTTCTGGTTTTATTGACCATATAAAAATAGGAAAATTAAATAATCATCCGTGGGAAAAAGAAATTGATTGGAAAACTTTCCTGGTGGATGCTGTGAAACTATGTCGTGAATTGGGTCTGAAATTCTATGTTAAAAATGATTTGGCTAAGTTCGGAGATGAGTCAATGTTCAGATTTCCTGAAAGGGAAATGGATTATTTTAATGTTTGATAATAAAATATTTTTAGGTTAAATATGGATACTAAACCTAAGAAGAAAACAGGTAGACCTAAGACGCAGATTGATCTGGAGCAGGCTGAAAAGCTGGGAAGGCTTCAATGCACAATCAAGGAATGCTCTGCGTGGTTCGGTATACCGCCATCTACGCTCAGTGGGCACAAAGAATTTCAGGAAGCTTACAAAAAAGGCTTAGAAAACGGAAAGCTGGATTTACGACGCAAACAATGGAGATTGGCTGATAGAAATGCGGCTATGGCTATCTGGCTCGGTAAACAATATCTCGGTCAGAAGGATATCCCTGATACTGAGCGTCTTTCTGATATAACGATAGTCCTGAAACCTAAGCAATTAGCAGAATCAGATCCGGAATCAGATCCCAATGCTGAAGATTGAACTTCACGAAGAAGACTTTCTCCCGCATCAGTGGGAGTTCCTGAATTCTTGGGATCGCACGCTTGGACTTGTGGGCGGTCTTGGTTCAGGGAAAAGTGTTGCATTCCTGTTCAAGACCCTGATATGCCTGATGAGCCGTCCTGGTGCGAATGCGAAAGCGAATATAGGCATAGGCTATCCTACATACGAGATGGGAAAGAATATCTTTTTCTATCCCTTCTGCGAGCTTCTGGAAAGTTGCAATATCCCGTTCACTGCGAATACTTCAGGACTTCAGATTACCTGCGTATTCGGGCGGTTCGCAATCAAATCGCTTCAGCATCCAGAACGAATCATTGGCGAGACTTTCACGGATGCAGGCGTAGATGAACTGGATTCTATACCTATGCCGAAAGGTGAAAAGATAGTGAAGCGCTTCCGTGAAAGACTGAGAGGACGCACAGACTCGCAATTCTATCTCGTGAGCTCACCTGAAGGATTTTCCACCTGCTATGAAATTCTACAGCACAAACCGAATCCAGGAACGAAATTAATCCGTGCAAGAACCTATGACAATTACCACCTCAGCAAATCTTACATTGACGACATATTAGCGAGCTATGACAGAAATATGGCACGAGCTTATCTGGAGGGCGAATTCGTGAATCTCAATTCATTGGCAGCATATTACGCATTCCAGCGAGAACGACACATTGCTGAAGTCCCGAAACCTCCGAAGGGCACTGTATTGCATATAGGCGTCGATTTCAATGTGCATCCTATGACTGCGTGTGTGGGATATTTCGATGGCGATGTTTACAAGGTCTTCAGTGAATACTATGTCCTGAATTCTAATACTTTTATGCTGGCAGACTTGATTTATGCTGATTACGGCGGAGACTATCCTATTATCATTTATCCTGATCCCACTGGAGGTTCACGGAAAACGAGCTCCGATATCTCTGACCTGGAAATATTACAGCGAAAAGGTTTCGAACTTCGGTATAGATATGGATTCACTCAGCGTCGTAGCCTGAACCTGACCAATGGTGCATTCGACCACGACAGGATAATCATTGATCCGTCGTGCACGCATCTCATTGCTGACTTGGAGCAGGTGGTGACCGACAATTATGGGCAGATTGAGAAGCCTGCAGGAACGATGCTCACGCATATATCTGACGCATTGAGAAATGTGATATTGATCAATTCACTGGAGAAAGAACAGAACAGGGATTGGGTGCGATTATGAGCTATTCTGAAGTTCTTATCCAATACGCACAGATAGAAGCCCTCATTAAGAATGAAGAGCGTAGAAAAAAGCGTGCCTACAAGGCTCTCTGCTATTATGACGATATTCAGGAACCATTTCTTGAGAAAGCGCTCCGATACCGCTATCCCAACACCTATACAGATGTATTGCCGTTTATGGTTACTATTCCGCTTTCGAAATCAATGGTGCGTCAATTGGCGAAGCTTTTCCAGAGCGACCCCGCAATCAATCTAAAGGGCATTGATGAGACTTCAGCAATTGCAGAAGCATTCTCGAAGCTACTCGATGAATGCAAGCTCTATCAGGTCTTAGGACAGATTGACCGTATCTGTGAGACTTGCCACCAGGTAGGCGTGCTTCCGCATTATGACGCAAAGCGAGACCGTGTATACTTGCAACTCATAACGCCAGACAAAGTGACTGTATGGCAGAATGAGAAAGACCCGACACAATTAGACGCACTCGCATATCCTATTCTGAACCGTGAGAATACACTCATCGCTCAGAAAGGCAATCGCTATGCGTTCTGGACTGAGGACACCTATCAGGAAATAGAGATTCTGATGAATGGAAAGATAGAGCCTATACCTGGCACGGAAGCTCCCAATGTCTATGGGCGTATTCCTGTGATATGGTTTTCTATTGAGCTTCCAATGAACCGTTTCTGGATTGATAGTGGGTATCCCATTATGAAAGCGAATGAGACAGCGAACTTGCAATTGACTGCATTCAATATGGGCATAGACTTCCAATCTTTCGCTACTATGGTGACAGAAGGAATGCCTGAATCGCAGGTCATTACCTCGAATGTGAGCCGTTTCTTGAATATCCCGAAGGATAAAATAACGGGAACCTTGCAAGGCAAAGCGTATTACATTAATCCTGGTGTGAATCTCAATAGCATCTGGCAGGTCATCAATGACCAGATATCTCTCGCTGCTGCATTGCTGGGCATTTCTACTGATTTCATTCGTGGTGGTGCGAACTATAGCTCAGGCTATCAGCTCAGGCTTTCAATGACTGGCGTAATAGACCACAATCAGGCGAAACGCTCAGTATATCGTGAATCAATCAGAGAATTAGTCCAGCTAATTATGGATTGCAAAAGGATATACGGGAAAGTCAATCTGCCTACTGATGCAGACATAAACATAGACTATGCCGATGTTCAGGTAACACCGAATCAGATGGAGCTGGAGCAGATACGCACATTGAAACTGGCGAATGGGACAATGTCCATCATAGACGCCATAATGGAAGATAATCAGGACTTAGACCGTCAGGGCGCCATAGAAAGAAAAAAGCAGATAGATAGCGAGAATGCGATATATCGCACTCCTAATCTGACCACGGGAATGTTCGAATAATGTATGACAAAATCTTAGATGAGCAGATAGAATGGTTCGAAAGAAACCTGGATAAGGTTCTAAGTGCGTTCCAGAAAAGAATTGAGATGCTGATAGGCGATTTCCAGACTACCAATGGCATCCTGATATACAGTGATATCAATGTCCAGCAGGCGTATCAGAGTTATGCAGCACTTCAGCAGATGCTTCAGGAAAGCGGTTTCAATGAGCTCGTGCAGGCGGCACAAGAGAAAGAGAACGATATCCTGAAGTATATGCGTGAACACCGACCTGAAGGTGCCGTGCCTCTCGCATTCACAATGCAGACTGCAGAGAAGCTTCAGGGAATGTCTGCTATCTATGCGACACAGTTTCAATCCGTGGCAGCACAAGAAATGCGAAATATACAGCACATAATAGTGAAGAGCGTAATAGCAGGCATAGACAGTGAAGATGCTATCCAGCAGATACGGGATGTGCTGGAAAATAACCTGAAGCGATACGCAACGACCTATTTCAATACGAGCAGAGGAGAATTCATTCAGGCAGTAGAATACGCCAATAAAGATGAATATGAAGGCGAGCTCTTCTGGGAATATCAAGGACCTATAGATGACCTCACTCGTCCCGCCTGCAGAATAGGTCTTGGCGTGGATCCTGACAGCAGATTTCCGAATGCACCATTCTTCACTGATGAGGAACGCATCGCTTTCGAAGCTGAAACTGCAGGAGAAAGAGAATACAATTGCAGGCACGATTTCATACAGATAGAACCAGAATACTATTGGGAGAATGTAGGAAAATGATTGACATAAATTTTCATAAAATAATATTTGCATTCGTGCAAGAAAAGATTATAATTATAGGAGAACAACAATGGCAATAAAAGAGATTCTGGATAGAATCAAGTCAATTCTCGGTGCAGATGCACCAGCGGAAATCAGTGCTCTCATAGCGGATGCAGTGAGAGAGGCACAAGACATCCTGGATAGCCTCAGTGCCGCCAATAAAGAAAGTGCGTCACGAAAGGCGAAAATTCGGGAATTGGAATCTGAGCTGGAAGCGAAAAATTCCGAGCTGGAGAAAACTTCGAGCTCAAATACAAAAGCGGAACTGGAAAGACTGAAGAAGATAGAAGAAGAGTATCTGAAACGGAAACAAGAAGAAGAAGAGAAACTGATTCGCACTTGGCAGGAAAAAGCCAAGGTCTTCGAAGTGAAGCATACAGATCCGCTATACGAAACCGTAAGCAAGATAAAAGACAAATTCGTTCTGGAGGGCGATATCACACCCGAGATCGCACAGAAAAATCTTGCTGCTATGCAACTATTAGAAACAGCAGGTGTGTTCAATCCACCTGCAAAAGAGGCTTCAGGATACGCTCCTGCAGCAAACAATGAAAAACCAAAAAGCTCGGATTACACATTCGGGCAAGAACTAAAAAACAGAAAGAGGTAAATAAATGAACATAAGAGACTTACTACTCGATATTAAGTCGCCACAAGCTCCCGTGATTTCCGAAGTCGTGAAAGCAATGGGAGTTCTCGAAACCGCACAATTCGGATTCAGTTCCGATTTTCTGCGTCACGAATATGAAGTATTGAAAGAAGACGGCGAGGCTGCTATACGCTCAGTGAACGGCTCTATCGTTTCCACGATGGAGAACTCCATTATGGCGAGCGTGCAACTCCCATCCATACAGCGATTGGTGACAATCGACCAAATCATAAAAATGAAATACGGCAGTCTGGAAGCTTTTCTGGATAGCAAGAGCAGGACTGCGACCTATATCAGAAGCATAATGCAGAAACTCGCTCAAGCAGTGATATACGGTGATGACCCGACATTCGGCGTTCCAGGTGCTTTCAAGGGTCTGAGACAGATAGCGAAAGCTAACGGACAGCTGATAGGCAGTTTGAATGGCTCTTCTGGCTCTTGCACTTCTATTATAGCCGTGCATTGGGCAGAGAACGAGACCCAGATTGTCATTCCTGAACAGGAAAATGGCAATCTCGTGCAGATGGAACTCGTGGGTGGTGGAACCTTGCAGGCTCCCACAGCAGATACAACCACAGGTGCCAAGAATCTGAACTATAGTGTCAGCTTCTGGACTAACGCTGCACTCCAGTGTGGTTCTAAGTATAGCGTCGCCGCAATCAAGAGAATAACTCCTACGACTCCACCTACTGCTGAACTGATTGACGAACTGATTGATGCAGTCAAGGGTATGGCTGACGGGCGAACTTTCCTGTATATGAACCGCTTGGGTCGCAGACTGGTCAAACAGATAAAGAACACGAAATTAGAACTCGCTCCAAGCGACACTGACTATAACACCATGGTAGCGTCTTGGGACAACATTCCTATAGTGCTGGATGAAATGATTGTCAGCACTGAAACCACGGCATTGGATTGATAGGAGGATAAAATGGGATACAAAAATAGAGCTTATGTAATAGATGAAAATCTAATCTTGAGTAAAGCACAGGCATTGCCAAATGCAACCAGCGGGGATTCTACTAATGTAGTGAAATATGGCGGAAATAGTCTCGGCTTTGCTAAAATAGTGGTAAAAGCTCATTCTGCTGTAAGTATAGCGAATGAAAAAGCACTTACTATCGTAGCCAGTTATGGTGCCACAAGCACACCGACTGATACATTGAACAAGGTCTTATATACCGCAACTGCAGGTTCAGGTGGCATAACTTTCGCTCCTGGAGAGACTATATGTGAAGAAATAATTCCTGATAGCCTTCCAGATGACTATAAGTATGTGAAGCTGACCTATACAACTACTGCAAATGAAAGTACAGATACCGTAGACGCTTATGTAGTGATGACTTAAGCCTGTTAGCAGGTTGGGGACGGGTGGCGGTTTTGCTCCTTTTACCGCCACCTACTTTGAGGTGAGATTATGAGTTATGACGATATAACGCTTAGCACCTTGGCTGGTCTCTCAGCTTGGGAAAAAGAAATCAATCGTCTTGCAGGCAAGACTGAGATATGGTCATTGCGGAGCGAGAGCGAGACAGAACCGTATACGCTGACCTTTTCTGGCGATGTGACTTCAGCGAGAGCTAAGACCGCAGAAGGAAATGTAATAGACATTCCAGTAGAAGAGAATGATATGGCAATCCCTATGGATACAATCATTGAGCTGGTCGCATACAATGGCGATGCAGAAGCAGGAAAGTTTCCATTGAACGAAGCCAAGAGCTTAGTCCTGCATTCTGACATGGAACTGATGGCATCGCTATCCTCGAAATCAGCGTGGTATCTTGCCACAATCAACTATACTTGGCAAGACAAAATAGACTTGGCTAAGAAAATATTGAAACAGGACATAGTGACTGATATTCTGGCGAGATATCCCACCATAGAAAGCGATGCAGAAGCAATCGCAATGGTGACCAATCCTGAGATATTCGCCATAGCTTCTGATATGAAAACGCTCAATCTCATATACGCAGACCTTGCTAATAGTGGCTACAACCAGCTATATCAAGCGAAAGCAGACTACTACGCACAGAGATATAGCAATGAAAAGGACAAGGCTATGTCCGCTATGCGATTGGCTGGATATGAGGGTGATACTTTCGGAGCTCGTGCGTTTTTCGGCGGAAGTATCGTGAAATGATTAGCGTCGTGAAAATGCCTAACCTGAATATAGAGATAAGACCAAGTGCAATGGAATTGCGAAACATTGGGATGGACATCCGAGAGCATATCAAGAAACGCACCCGTTCAGGCGTGGATGTGAATTATCAGCAGTTCAGACCGTATTCGCCACTATATGAGGACTACCGTCGGAAAATAGGAAAGACTACAGATATAGTGAATCTGGAAAATCGTAGCGAAATGCACAACTCGCTCGCTGTGAAGGTGAATGCGAATGATGCGGAAATATACTATTCAGATTCACACAGAGCAATGGTAGCGTTTCACCACCAGAACGGACTGAACCGTATGCCGAAAAGAGAACACTTCGGACTGAATGACGCAGATAGCAGAAAGTTTCTCGACAAGCTCGCAAATGCCGTCAAGACCAGAGTTTCACAGCAATGGCGGAATTAAAAGGAAATAAGATGATAAATAAACTCAAAGATATTAAGAAAGAAATCCTGAATAGATGTGCGATTGCAGGCGTTCTCGCCAGCGATGTATATCCTGAAGGCATATCACGCCTCGGAAATCATTATCCCGCTGTATTGATAGAGTCTGTTTCGCTGGAGCTATTCGTGACCTCCAATAACATCGTGAATCCAGTCTATACCTGTGCGATAATTCTAATCACGCAAACAGGATATGAAAAGACGGAATATCACGAAAATATGGTTTTTTCAATAATCAATGAAATATACAAAGACAATCACTTAGGCGGGAAATGCGTTTCGCTGGAACTGGCGAGAGTAGAATTCAATTCGGATATTCCCATTATCCAGTCCGCATACCAGAGCGATGCACTGCAGTGTAGCAGAATAACATTCAATATAAGATACAACGACCAAAGATATAATGGAGAGTAAAATATGGTCAGAGCAAAAGCAAAATCAACGCTAAAGAAACCTATCTACCATCAGATAGATGGTCAAAGAATAGCAATCATAAATGACGATGTATACCGTGACTATCCTGATAGTGCTTATGAGCAATATAAAAATCTACTCGTGAAAGAGAAACCAGAACCTGAAACAAAGTCAGAAACAAAGACGGATACAAAGTCAGAGTCTAAAAAGACAGAGGAGAAATAAATGCCAGACAAAATAAGATATGGAAATAACTACCGCATAGCGATAGGCATAGAATACAGCTATAACGCAGGCGGAACGGAAGCACCAGTGGGCGAAGCACCAAGTGCGACTTCCTGGGCAAATCTTGTGGTCTTGCCTGGAACGCTGGAAATCACACAGAATAACAATAAGAAGGATACAAAATTCAAACCACAATCAGCAGTTCCGCACCCGTATAGTGAGCTCGTGACAACGAAGTCCTGCACAGCGACATATACAGGCGAATTCGGTCTCTATAGCAAAATTCTATTGGATTTGTGGTTCAATCAGAAAAACCATGCGAATGGGATATACAAGATGCAGGCAAACCCGAATAAAACGCCACTTTCAGCGGTGATATATATGATTCATAATGATAGTTCGGAGACACCATATAAGGTAGATAAAGCTCAGGGGTGCAAGCTTCAATCGCTGGTCATTGAAGGCTCGCAGAGCTCTGGGTTTATTGGCGTCACGGCTACATTCGAAGGAACTATATATCAGCGAGAACTGAGCCAAGCTATCAAAGGCACTGACCCAGGTATGGAGCTTCCTGAGCCTGCTCTATTCGGGGATATTATTGATAATTTAGCTTTTGGTGCTATAAATTATGGGCTCGAAAGTTTCGGACTCACACTGAACAATGTTTTCACTTCAGACAGCACAAAATACGCCAATAGCAGATATCCTGCCTATCCGCTCATTATAGGATACGATGGCGAGCTGAAATATACTGTCCTTTTCGATGCCAATGGAAATGAAGCTGATTTAGATTATCTTGACAATTCTGAGCGGGAAAAAACTAACAATATTACAATTGTTTTGCGTCCTGGCGTAGAACAAAAAGAACTTTTAATTGAGACAGTTTCTATTGCCACGGCATTAGACAAGCCTGATCCAGGTAATGACATTTTCAAGCTCAACTATACAGGAAAGCTGGCAAGTTTAGATAAAGACCCCATAATTATTACTGCATCTAATTGGATTGAAACCTAAAGGAGATAAATATGACTAAATTCAAGAACTGTTTCACCAGTATGAGCGAGATGTATCGGTATGAGATACTTGCACCCTATGATTTGCCTCATTTCGGCATAAAAAAGGGAGACAAGCTCGCTGATGCACACATACAAAGTGCAAAAGACAAGCAGGCTATAGAACAGAAAGCTTTCGAGATGGAGATAAAGAATGGCGAAATGATAATCCGTCCAAAAGGTTCAGTCAATCTCAGGAATGCGACCATACTGCATTCGCTTGATTCGTGGGAATTCAGCGAAAAGATAACAGAAGAAGCTATCAACGACCTGGACCAGACATTGGCAATCATACTGCACGAAGCGATAGCGAATCACGAAGCGGAAGTAGAAGCGAAAGTGAAAGAAAATGAAAAAAACTGATATCTGCGGTAGAGTATATAGCACGCAATCCCGACTCTACCGCTCAATTCTGGACGGAAAACCTGCGATATAAGATGTGCAGACTCTGCGAAATGAATGAGATATGCACGAAAAGCGACAGCTATCCACTGATATCACCGCTGAGCTATCACATTATCACTTATATGAACGAGATGGATGCGGGATATAGTAGCTATCCGAATGGTGGCACTTGGGAACTACAGCCTGTATGGTTTATGAGTTCTATCAATCTTGCGAGAAATACATTGGCTCGGTGCAAAAAGGCTATTTTAGAAGAGGAACAGAAAAAATATGGTAAATAGCCAAGAACTCAGACTACGCATAGGCGTAGATGGTGCAGAACAGGCGAAAGCGAAAGTAGGTGGACTTGGTGCTTCTATCGGGTCTATGGTGAAAACTCTTGCGCCTGCTGCAGCAGGACTAATGGCGGTGCGAACTGCAGTCAGGACTCTTTCTGATTCTTTTTCATTAGCAAGAAAGCAGGTGGAAGTTCAGCGAATTCTCGCCAGCCAGATACAGACTACAGGTATGGCGGCAGGCTTCACTGCAGAACAGTTCGCCAGTATAGCGACGGAACTCCAGTCCATATCCAATTACGGCGATGAAGATATCCTGAAAAATGTAACCATTCCGCTAACGACCTTCAAGCAGATATCAGGACAGGTTTTCACAGATGCTCAGCAGGCTATACTGGATATGGCTACGGCAATGAATATGGACCTGCGTTCTGCCGCAATAATGGTCGGGAAAGCACTCAATGACCCTGTGCGTGGAATGAATGCAATGACTCGTGCAGGCGTATCTTTCACTGAAGCAGAACGAAATATGATTCAGGATATGGTAGAAACGAACCGCACTCTGGACGCACAGAAGACTATACTGTCAGCGCTTCAAGGTCAATTCGGCGGTGCCGCACAAGCAGGCGTGAATTCCAGCACACAGCTGAAAAATGCTTGGGGCGATTTTCTCGAAGAGATAGGGAAAAATACACTTCCCGTGCTGGATGCAGTCAATTTTGCACTCGTGAACTTCTTTTCTGTATCTGCGGGCAATATGGCAAAATATAACAAGTCCGTAGAAGGCTCTCAGCGAGAGCAGTTCAGGTTATGGAACGATTTCGTGACAGCGTTCATACTCAATGGCGAAACAGTCATCAAGTCTGCATATATTATTATCACGAAGTCTTTTTCTATATTCGTTGATGCAATGAAATTGACTATCAATACATTGAGCGTGCCATTGAATGTGCTGATTGGGACTATTGAGACCATGGCAGATACTTTCACACGCTTTCAGAGTCAAGGTTTCAAGGCTTTCGTTGGCTTCGGTAATAGAATGAAGAATTCTTTCGCTGGAGCTTCTCAGCCAGTGATAGATGTATGGAATCATATGTTTGACACATTCAAGACTGGAATTTCTGAATTAGGCACTGCTTTTTCTGAATATGATGATAAATTCTATGCTATTACTAAATCTTCTCAAACTCAGTTCAATACGCAAATAGAGCTAAATAAAAAACTAAAGAAATCATTAGACGACTTAGGTTCGGGTTTTGATGGAGCTGGCGGTGCAACTTTTCCGATAATAACGCCAGAAGTAGATGACAATCAATTCCAGAAAGCTCAGCAATATTATGAGCAAATAATGCGTGCATCAGAAACTGCATTGCAATCTATGGAGCGAAACTATCTGGAGCAGAAAAGAATTCTGACTGAATATTATGAATCAGGCACTTTAGAGGGTGCGAAATATTATCTTGCTTTAGACGAATTAGAAAAGAATTTTACTGCCAAGAAAAAAGAATATTTGGCAGAGCAAGCAGAAGCAGAAAAACAAGCCAATCAGGACAGGATAGATGCGACAGTCTCAATGCTAAGAGAAATACAAGACAAATCAAATGGAATGGCATACTATTATCAGCAATACAGAACGAAACAGATATTGGCGCAAGCGGAAGTATACAAGGCACAAGGCGTTGAACAGGTCTTCGTAGAGCGTTGGGTGGCTGACCAGATGCGAAATATATGGGATGACTATTATGGCGAAAACAAAGAGAAGCTGGAAAACGCCACAATAGATATGAACCAATATGCAACCAGCATCAAACAATCAATAGAAGATGAAATTGGCGACGCTCTCTACGATATGATAATGCAGACTGATAGCGTATTGAGTGATTGGAACTCTTTCTGGAACTCGATGCTAAGAATTCTCGTGAAGGCTGTCACAGAAATGATTGCAAAGCTGATAATGCTGAAATTCTGGCAGACTGTTACTGGCACTGGTATTGGCGGTGCGGTTCCAGCCTTTCCTGCTGGAGCGACTGATATACCACCTATAGGAACTATTGCTTCTGTGGGTGGTGGTGGCGTCGTTGGCGGTATTGGCGGGAACGCATACGGTGGCGTGATGCTTTCCACGAATACAGGGAGAAATATATCCGCATTGGCAGACAGATTGGATAGACTTGCGAATGCTATCGAAAATAACCCGCCACAAATATATACTCAAGTAATTGAAGGCATTCCGCTACATAAGGCGGTAACGAGAGCGAGGTTATTGGCGAATGAGCTATAGCATTGATATCTACCGTATTGAAAAAGACACGGAAACTGATTTCTATTCTGCTGTGCCGATAGAATTCTATCCTGGAAGTCCGTCAATTCCCGATAGCTATATCCGTTCCATCAGGATAGACGACCTATCCATAGACCCTGTGAATTTTTTCGATATAGCAGGTCGGAAATGCAGAGTTGAGCTTTCTATCTATGTAAAAAAAGGATGGTTCACGGAGCTAAATCATAGCAGAGAAAGCCATCCAGACTTTTCCGAGTGGTTTCCTTTCATTTTCGTGGTGCGGAAAGAAAGCAATCCTATTTTCATTGGCGGACTAAAAAAGCAGAACTATACATTAGACGAGCTGAACGGAACTGAAACGCTGTATCTATCCGATGCACTGGATATCTATATCGACATCAGTCGAAATTATGACACTACCACGCAGACTTCCGAATGGTATATTTATATGGTTCCTGATATAATGCGAAATATTTTACATAAATGGACGGATATGCTAAATAATGTGGATGTTGGAACTTTTTATAATAGTTATTATTTAAATAATATAAATATCATATATCCTGGTTTCGATACTAATGACTATCGGGAAATGTGGGCAGAACATAGCGGATATCCTGATGCTGAGCGTTTCGTGACTTGCTGGCTGACCTCTCAGAACGAAATCAAAATTGTGTTCTGGATAAAATACTCAGACAATAATGTATGGTATGCTCAGGGCTACCAATGCTGGATAGTTTCCGCTAACCCGTTCAATATCCCGAGAAAAGCTCAGTATATAGGCAATGTCCGAGAAGGATATCACGCAACGAGTGAGTCCGCACTAATGAATATGCTAGTAATGAACGGCGTACTTCCTTCAGTAGACGCACAGAATATCACCTACATAGAAGATATATACACTATAGTTTCCGTGGAAGGAAACCAAATCTATGTCAGTGGATATTTCTATTCAGACCCTCAGCGATTCACAGATTCTGCGAGACTGAGCCAAGTCCTGAAGTGTATGCTGATAGTGAATATGTGCACGGTCTTCTGCACGCCGAAACTGGATGCATTAGGAAATCCCTATACAGAAACTCGAATAAATTCGTATGTGAATCCTAATATAGACATAAACCCTGGAAGTGTAGAAATATCAAAATATTTCAATGAAAGCAATATGACACACATCAATAAAAAGTCCATAATGATAGACAGCAGTATATTCGATGCTACTTCTGCTCTCATAGACGGCGAAAACAAGAGAATAGTCCTATCCGCAATATACGCCAAGATGCTGGAAAATATAGCATACACTATCACCTTCAGCACACCATACCTCACGCCTGGCGTATCTTCACTTCGTCTGGGCGATATCATCCAGACTTCAGGAACGATGGGGAATTGGATTATCACGGGAATTTCCGATGAAGATGAAAATGGTCTCATAACTTTCACCTGTGCGGGAGGCTACTGATGCCATCTACGCTTTTCGGTTTCGGTGGTGTGATGCTGGAATGTGCTTCTGAAAGAGCGAAATTCCCTGACGCCACAGGCAAAATCACTTTTCAGCGAAAGATGCAGAAATGGACAACCAGAGACAATATAGAGCGAAGCAGGTTCATAGGCTATCAACCAATTATCACAGTTTTTCTGCATAATCTGGACACGGATATGGCGATTGAATTCGCCAATCTGGTATCCGTGCTGAACGAGAGCGATGCTAATGATACGCCAATTAGTGTATATCCACGCTATGATTTCGAAAATGAAGCAGGAATAATGATACCGTGCAAGCTGATCTCTGACTTCGATCCCCAAGACCTTGCAAACTGTGAAGTCGGACAGACTATAGAGCTGACATTTCAATCTACGCAGAAATATACTGAAATCCCGAATTTCTTCAGCGGGATTCAAATATACAATGTAGTAGATTATAATGATGATAATATTGTTGATTATGAAGGAAATCAGATAATAATTATAAATTAGAGGAATAAATGGCAAATAAAAGACTAAAAGATTTCACAGCTAAGGCAGTTCCAGAGGGAGCTGATGTCATTTTCGCCAATAATGCAACCGTAGACCAAGAAGTGAAAGTCCCGTTCACTGGCGTGAAAACATATGTTCTGGACGGGAAAACTGTAGGCGGGACTTCGCCTGGTGACATCGTGAATATTGACTCCGCTCAGACGCTAACAAACAAGAGACTGAATTCGCCTGCAATCAATAGCACAACTATAACTTCAGCCACCAGTGCAGAACTGAATATCCTGCACGGTGCGACCATAACGACGCAAGAATTGAATAGGCTTCAGGGGGTCACTGACAATATTCAAGCTCAGCTGAATGCATTATCTGCAGTTGCATACGATGTTAGACAACGCACATATACATACGGCACGGGAACTATCACTGGCTTGGGAAGCCAGATTATTACGGATTCAGCTCTGGTAGCGAATACTGGACTGGGAAGTTCGTATTACGTAAACCCTGACAGTATTACTGTTGCTATATATCAACTCAATAGTGGCGTATGGGTTTTGCAAACGCCAACATCTCCATTGCGAGCTGAATTTTCCACTCGTGTAATATATGAAACAACCGTGCTAAATCAAGTAAAAGTTTCACTTGAAGAAGCAAATACATATAAAATAATAATAACATACAAAGTAATGCAAATAACAGGAGTATAAAATGTCAAGGACGCTAATCAAAGACCAAAACGCACAAAGCCTTCCGCTTTTCGTGCTCGGAAATGACCCTATAATAGTGGACGGAAGCACTGCATCCGCATCTTCTGGTGTGATATCCACTACGGACTTCACCATAGTTCAATTATTGGCCAGTAATGACTGCAATATTCAGGTATCAGAAAACCCAACTGCGACTGCATCTTCAATGGCGATACCTGGCGGGCAGATACTATACTATGTCATTCGTCCAGGACACAAAATTGCGGTTTTGGGTGCGAAATTGCAAATAACAGTTCACAATGGTTAATATGGAAAGCCAAAATATCAGCAAAGAATTCAAGGAATTCTCCACGAATATTCGAAGCGATATAGCAGAAATTAAAAAGAGCATAAATGCTCTGAATACGGCTATAGACAACCTTTCGCATCGCTTGGAATTAACATCAAAGAATAATATAATAGAAAATGATGCGAGATATTGCAAAAAAGATGAAATGGTCAATAGTGCAATATTATTGCTGAACAATCAGGATTTTCGCAAACGATGCAATGAAGTCGTGGATTCTGCACTCAATACAGAGCAATGCAAAGACACGCTCAGAGCTCATTTCTCAGCTTTCGTGAAGGAAAGCAGAGACAATCTTTCGAAATGGATAGAATTCATAAAGCTCGTTGCGTCAATGATTTCTGGCAGTGCCATAACATACATAATAATAAAATCCATAGGAGGATAAAATGGAAACAATACTACTCAAAATCCAAGAAAATATTGAGCTCGTGATAGCGATACTAACATCTATTGGCGTTCTGATTGGCGTTATCTTTTCCGAGTATAAAAAAATCAGACAAATGCTGGCGGACAAAGAGCTAATGAAATCCGCAATGCCACTCATAACACAAGCAGAGAAAAATCCACTGGAACTGATGCATTCACTGGTGCAGAATGACAATATTGATGTGAAAGAACTTTCACAGAATGAACTAAAAAACAGTGTAGTAGTGCAAGCACTGCAAGAAAGAGAGCCAATACTGCTGAAACAAGCGAAATTGAAAGATGCGTTTCAAATAGCTGATTGGGTCAGCAAAACCTATCAGATAGTAAAACCTATCATAAAAGGACTGAAGAAGTGAGCTTCGGACTTGGTCTCGGTCTCGGTCTCGGAGCGCATTGCATTGTGGATAGATACGGCAATATGCCCGCCGTCTTCACAGTCACCGCTGGCGATGGCACAAAATACGTGCGTGTTCGAGTATCGGAAGCAACAACTGTAACCCCTGCTGGCGGTACAAGCATTAGAATAGGCAGTAGCGGAGATTTCGTTACCACTCCGCTAACCCTTGCGGCAAACACGAATCAAGACATTTATTTCAAGAATGCTGGAAGCTTTACCATCCCTAAACGCAAGCTGGTGACATACCTATACATCTCCAGCATCGGCTCATCTGTCATCACGGGCGACATAACGGGGATGGAGCTGACATACCTGCGCCTCTTCAGTCTCGGCTCATCTATAATCACTGGTGACATAACGGGGATGAAGCTAACATACCTGCTCCTTTCCAGCCTCGGCTCATCTGCCATCACTGGTGACATAACGGGGATGAAGCTGACATACCTGGCCTTATACAACATCGGCTCATCTATAATCACTGGCGACATAACTGGGATGAAGCTGACAGCCCTGTCCCTCAACGACCTCGGCTCTTCATCTGTCATCACTGGTGACATAACTGGGATGAAGCTAACATACCTGTACCTCTTCAACATCGGCTCGTCTCTGACATATGGAACAAATCCGCTGAATATTACGGGTTCACTTGGCGTCCAACTCTTGGGCAGCACGGTATTTGCAACGGCAGCAGAATATGCACGGTTAATTCACGATGCGGCAACTGGAACGTGGAGCGGAGCATATCCATTCATAATTACCGCAGGCACAACTGAAAACTGCCCTGATTGGGATGAGGTGAAAGCAGATGTAGCTCCACTACTCACCAAAGCAGCTTGGACAATTATCCCCTCTGCATGGCTATCTGCTAATGGTGGGAGCTGGCCAGCAGATTGGAATGAATACACAGGAGAATAATATGCACTATATAATCAAAAATGGCAATCAAGTATTACACACAGGAACAGCGGAGCCGAATACAGTAGGCACTCGCTATGAGTTGTTATGGTTTGACACCGAAGCAGAGATGTTGCAATACATAGAGAATAACCACTTAGAAATAGTGGAGGTGGAAGATGATAACTAACACATGGAAACATTTCGTGCTAATGCTTTTGCTCGGAATAGACATAGACAAAGAGGAGGCGTAAATGTATACACCAAAACATTTTAGCTGGTTTGAATTAGTTCCGTCAAAAGATTATAAACAATATTGGCTCTGGCTCATAGACGAAAGAATTCTGAAAACTATAGATGAAATGCGAGAATATTACAATCGTCCAATCATAATCAATGACTGGTATTGGGGCGGAAAGTTCAGTCTCCGTGGTCTGAGACCTTTCAATTCAGGCGTCGGTGCGAAATTCTCGCAACATTGCTATGGGCGTGCAGTAGACCTGGATGTGCAGGGCGTCTCAGCGGAGAAGGTGCGAAATGATATACGCTCTGGACTGTTTCCTGAAATCACCTGCATAGAAACAGGCGTTTCTTGGGTGCATCTGGATGTTAGGAATGTGAAAAGATTGCTGGAAGTGAAAGCATAAAAAAAGGCAAGACCGATATGAGCCTTGCCTATTCCAGTAGTTATTTGTTTATTTTACTTTTTATCCAATGAAATGATATATTTATCAATTTCCTAAGATAGCGTGAAATAATTATAATAACTGCAAATATCACAGCTATAATAACAAACATTCCTATTGAGAAAAGTATAGTCTGAAGCAGTTCCATTTTATTTTCCCGCTTTCATTCAATCATTATAAAATTCTACTTGAACAATTTCAAACGGTCTTCTGCTCTCATATATATAGCCTTTCTCAGTCTTTTCGAATGTCTGAACGAATTCAATGCCGTGATATTCTATCCGATGCGAATACTGGTCCCCTATATACTGAACATAGGGGTTGTGCTTTCTGATTTCACTGAGCGGAACTGACGGTTTTTCCATTAGTTTGAGACGTTTCAGCTCCTTCAGTTTATTCTGAAATTCTTCTAATAGGTCTTCAATATAGCCTTCAGTGAATATATCAGGCTTGAATTCGAATTTTTCCACCAGCACATCGTATATTTCTTTCTTGATTTCTTCAATTGGTTTCCCGCTCAGGAATATCATTTTCGCTTTGCACTCGTGGCAGATAAGATATTCTCCATCTTCCGCCAATACTTCATCTACTGGCATTCCGTGCTTTCCGCAGATATCACAGGTATATTCTCCCATATCTTCACCGCATACAGGACATAGTGGTCCTATATATTCTGCAGGATGTGCGCAATCACTGGGATAGTATACAGCGTCGCAATATAATTCATACTTAGCATCGTCTTCAATTGTAATGATAAATATGGCATAAAGTTCTTATCAACATAACAGAAAAGGTAAAAATGATTATCCGAAGAATCCATTGAAAATTTTATTTCCTCTATATTTCGGTCTATCAATTCGTTATTTATCATAACCTTAACATCTTCTATTAACTCGGGGAAATCTTTATATTTTAATATCAGTTCTTTTAATTCTTTTGTAATGTCAAGTCCGCTTAAACTTTTTTTGTAGACGGAATATTCCGTGTCTTCATTATATAATTTTATTTCTATGTTAATGTTGGTCTCGTCTACAATTTCCACATATATACTAATTTTACTATCAAATAAAACATAATGTTTCTTATTTATTCTCTTTGTGTTCATAATGGTATCTCTTGCCACATCTAATATGTCCATTTCATTCTCCTTCAATGTATTTTCTTATTTCTATTAAAGCTTCCTTAATATTTTCTGGTAAGTAAATATTATCGTCCAAGAAATAATCTAAAGGAGCGCTAAGAAATTCTACTCTCTCTACTATCGGTTCTTTTGTTATTGTTAGGTAAAAGGATATTTCTTTAGTTCTTTCCAGATATTCACCCATTATATCAGATTTACCTCTATCTTTGACTTCCAATAACTCTTCTGCAGTTAAGTCATAATAGAAGTTATATACAGTATCTAATTGACCATAGATATTTGTTTCTTCTTGATAAATTTTATTAAACATTTTAATCCTCCTTTTTAAATTATAACTATTGTTTCTAAAATTGTATATCCCATATCTTTAAATTCATTAATGGTATCATTACTAAAATTTAATTCTTTACCAATTATGTTCATAATTTTAGAATGAGTATCATATTGAATTTCTTCTTTTCTTATGAAATAGAATGTTTCAATATATTTATCTTTAAATATTGCTTCTTTTCTAAATTTGTATAATGTTTCTAATTCCTCTAATGCGTCTAATCTTTTTTCGTAATTAATTTCTTTCATTTTATACCTCCTTCAATGATAATCGTCAGGGGGATATATTACAATTTCCCCTGTATTTTCTTCATAATCTTGAAAATCTTTACTATAAATTTCCAAAATAACTTCTTTTACATAATCTTCTACATCCTGAAAATTTTTACATATCGGGTCAACATCTCCATGCATCAATATGGGTTCCAGTTTTTTCAGGAAATCAGCATAAGCGGTTTCCACCAGGCACCAGGGACAGTATAGTCTTGGCATATTTTCCCCATATGGAGTATACTCCAGAAGACCATCGCTCTCACCGCATACTCTGCAGTGATAATCCTCATCTAATTTCTCTCCACATTCGGGACATATACCATCCTCATACTCATCTCGTTCGTCTATTCCTACTCCTTCCCATATCTGAAAGACACGAGAAGAAGATTTCCACTCGTGGCAATACCAGCAGTAGCCACTCCTTCCTGCATCGTCAATTTCTTTCCATACTCCAGGCATTTTATACCTCCTATCTTATGTATTTATCTTTGTATAATTTTAACATTTTCTACAGGTTCTTTACAATGCGGACAATAAAAACTTGACATTATACCTCCTTTTTCATTACTTTTATATGTTTTTTATAACAAACAGGACAAAGTAAATCGCCATCTTTGGTGGTTCTGATATCTTTCCGTGCCACGAACCGCTTACATCTCTGACAGCGAAATATCATATTTTTCAGCATCGCTTCGTATCTTTCCGACTGTTCTTTCCAGTTCTTTCGGTCTTCCTGGTTTCGAAAACAGGCGTCCTGAAGCCTGTCACTGATTTTCAGGACGCCACAAAAGAGAATGATATTGAGACCGAGACTGAGTAGCAGAATGATTATTCCTGCTATAGTCATCTTTCCCTCCTATTCACTCTCATTGTTTTCGCTTTCAATATCCCAGCCTATTTCATTCTTCAGTGCTGCAGCGAAAGAAAGGTAGAGATTATTCTTATCTGCGGGAGTTTTCCCGTGCAACCAGAAACGCAATAGGCTATAGGAAAGGTCGTATTTTCTCGCAATATACTTCAATGTTTTTCCTGAAGCCTGCAATGCTGCTAATGCTTCTGCACTTTGTTGTTTAGTTAGTTTCATTATTTCCTCCATTTTTTTTATTCTTAACCCATTTTAACACGATTTTTGCTAATTTCCAAATACATAGCAATATAAGTCCGAGTATAGCAATGAATATGACCCAGACCATTATTACTTCTATCGCCATTAGTATATTTATGAATGTTATCATTTTATTCTCCTTCTTGTGAAGTTTTTCGTTTTTGTGACTTTATCCAATATTCTTCTTCATCCAATTGATTATGCCGAAGTGCGTTTTCTATTTTCGCTATGTGTATTGCCTTCTCGTGTGCATCTGTGATATCATATTTCTCTATTTCATTTAGAAGTTTTTGTTTTCGCTCTTCTAAATTATCTCCCTGATGTTCTTTCAGCCATTTTTCCGCCTCGTCCAGCGTGTTATGCCGTGTTGCGGATATGACTCTATTTGACCATTCCTTTACTTCTTCTGTAGGTTCGAATTTTCCCAATTCAAGAAGCAATTCAGTTTTTCGCTGTTGCAAGCTCTTTTGCTTGACTTTCTGAAGTTTTTTCGCCAGATAGTCGTGATACTGAATGAGACTATCGTAATCTTTTGCATCCCGTATGTAGTCGATGCCAAGATGCTCACGGACACTTCTCTTGCGTCTTTCCTCACTTTCGTAGCCATCGATTTTCTCTTCAGCAAGTCTTTTCATAATAGCAATGGTCGCTTGGCGGAGATTTTCCATCTCATTTTCCCCAATTGGTGGCGTTTCTATTGTTTCTGGTTCTGGCTCAGATATAGGCTCAGGTTCTGGTTCGGGTGCAGGTTCGGGTGCAGGCTCATTTTCAGTATCACTGATAACTTCATATACTATATCCTCGGGATAGTAATATTCCACTACTCTTGAGAATTTCTGCTCTGGTATTTCCTTCTCTTTCGCTTTCACTGTTGCTTTCGGTGCGTCTATTTCTTCAGCTTCTTCTTTCGAAAGCAGTCCGAAGAAGACATCGGGAAAGAGGTCATTAACTGCATAGCTCACTGCACGAGCTTTCAGCATACGAGCTGGGTATTTCTGCCAATTGTCTTTTTTCAGCAATCCAGCTCTTGCTGCGTCTTGCATTGTGAAAGTGGACACTATGGTTTCTATTTCGCCAGAAGGAAGCTTTCGCTTCATTTCTACCGTGCACTGGTTTGCATCTGATTTTATGGTGCATCCTGCATATTCGGGATGCTTTTTTGCCAGTGCAAGCTTCAGGTCTGCTTTCATTGCAGGCATCCCATTGACATTATATATATTCATTAGGGCTGTTGCGGGATTGAGACCGAGAGACTCACCTGCGAATATAACGAATAGCACATCCGCTGGGTTGCGGTGCTGATGCAATTTCGAGCCAACCAATTCCTTGGCTATGTTTTGCAATACAACTAAATCATTCATTTTTCCTCCTTTTAGAACGGCACATCAGTGAAGTCTGATGCCAGTCTGTTCTTTTCTTTTCTGACAGGATAGGCGTCGTTCACGCCGAGATATCCTGCATTGTTGATGGTCACATCGATAATGACCTGTTTCCCTATCAGAAGCTCAGGTTCATCGAAGAACCTGTCTCTTTCCTCTTTCGTGAGTCCTGCGGCAACGGCAAGCTTGTAGAGCTTCCAGTAGGTAGCCTCTACATAGGAACTTACGATTGTTTGGTTTTCTGCGGTCTCGAATTTCACGAAAACGCATTCCTTTCCACTACGAGTGTAGTCATTCTTGCACTCTGATACTGTTACTACATACTGACCAGGCTGGTCAATGTGAGTGCTTGCATAGTCATTGAGACTTTTCATTTCTTTCTCCTTTTCCAGACTGTCTCCCAGTCTGATATTTTTGTTTTATTTTGTTTATTTGGTTTCCCATATTTCTACCTCTATCTGGTCTTTTGAAGACCATACTTTCTGAATTTTTATTTGCGTTACTTGTGCGTCGTCTTTCCAGACAATCCCGTTCAGTGCATCCAGTATTGCTTTTGTGAGATTGTCTATATCAGGTTTAGTTGTTTTAGGCACGGTTTTTCCGCCGTCTATTTCGTTTCTTTCTTTCTTACTCAAGCTTTGCGGTCTTTTGAAGGCATATACAATATTCATATTGACCGCTCCCTCTATCTTCTCAGCTTTCTGGTTTCGCATCTGAGCGATTGCCATATTGCGAATTGCCTTTCTGTATTTTATGACGCTTGGGTCGAGATACTTCTGTCCTGAGCGTGTGGTGCGAAAGCTTTGCTTTGCCATTGGCTTGATATCGAATTCCAATTTTATTTTCATTCATACCTCTACTATTTTCATTTTCTTTTTTCGGAAGCTGGTTCCCGTGAATTTCACAATAGTGTAGTATTCGTATATGCGGTCAATGACACGCTCTCCATATATGTCCGTGATTTCGTTGCTATTGAGATTGGTCGTGATTATGACATAGTTTCTATTTCCTTCTCTGAGCCAATTATATTGCACGGAAAATAAATTCTGCATAAAAGCGTAACTCGCTTCAGTTCTCGGTTCATTGCCTAAATCGTCCAATAGCACTATTTTATTACATAGTGTTTTGATGCACCATTTTGTCTGACTTCTCTCCTCATAATCTTTGCTTCTGGCGAAATTTTGATACTTATAGTAGAGCTCGTTAGCAGTTAATTTCTCTACTTGCCCCTGTAAATGCTCTATCTCTTGGCACAGAGCCTCAAACATAATCTCTGCGGAAAGTGTCTTTCCCGTTCCTGGTGCACCCGTGAAGAGCCATAGTATAGGCTCTTTCTTTTCTATGGCGGTCTCCATCATCGTGCAGAGCTTTTCATTTCGGACATAATAATCTGGATAGTTCATATTTTCGCTCCTAAAACACTGGTGGCTCGCTGGATTTGCCACAGCCGTATTTTTCCAGTATCTGCTCGGTTTCGCCATAGAAGACTGGAAGTGCATTGGCTCGGGTGAGAAATTCCTGAAGATTCCAGGTATACTTGAAGAAAGATTTTGGATTTTGTATCACTAGCTGATAGTTTCTGATTGCTTGCTTTATTTCCTCTACTGAAAACTCTTTCAGCCTTTTCTGAATTGCTTTCTGGATTTCACTCGTAATCTTGACGCACCTGCACTTTTTCGCATTTTCATTCCAGAAAGCCACTATCTCTGCTATGCTTTCCTGAACTTTTGCTTGTTTCTGTTTTTCTGGTTCTGGTTCTTTTTCAGGTTCAGGATGCAATTTCGCTTGCGATGCTTTTCCGCCTTTGCTTCCTCTTTCTGCGAGGCTCTGTTTTTTCGAAAGCCATTTCAGGAACGAAGGCGAGAAGATATTGCCATCGCAATCCACCTGAAAGAGACCTACGGATATGCACGCATCCAGGAACTGGTGATATTCCTTCAGCGTGATAGCCATCGCTCTCGCAATGAGATTGCTATCATATCTCAGGAAGGGTTTCTCCAATTCCAGCATCACTTCCAGGCTCTTGAAAAAGAGAGCATAGCCGTTGTTTTCTCCCAGGATTTCATCTAATTTCAGGATTTTCAGGTCGTTCCTACTTCCAGCTCTATGCTCGAAGTAGTAAAAGCTACTGCCATCGCTATTCTTTGCCATATTTGCCTCTTTTTGTGTTTATTCTTCAATTTTTATCATAGTCATTGATATTTCTGACTATTTTATTTAGCTTCAATTTGCACCTCCAACTCCTCTATTGAAGCTTTTCCATTCTTTTTTGCAAATTCTGAAATAGATTTTCCTTCTATTGTGTGAACTTTTCCCTCTCCAGAATATATCCTTATCTTTTCTTCTCCGTTTATTTTCGTATATAGCATTGCTATCTTTCTATTGCTCATTTTCTTCCTCCTTTCCATATTGAGAAAGCTCATATCTTGCTTCATTTATCCATTTCTCCAGCTTTTGTATTCTTTCTTCCATTTCTTCTTTTCCTTTTACAATTCTATTGATTACTTTTTCTGGATATAAATAACCCTCTTCCTCTATCAAGGCGTGCCCATAGATTTCATTTTCAATTTCTGGATAGTCTCGCAATATTTCATCTATATTCTTTTTTGGAACGCATATCACTCCAGAGAATATATATTTCCCGTGAATGAATTCTACATCAGGAATATAGCTTGGATATTTTTCTTTTTTCTCTTTTTCAGAAAGCCCTTCTTTCCAGCTGAGGCGGTTCATTAGCTGGGTGAGCATTTCCTCGAGGTCATACATTTTGTTTTCTATTGCCTCATATTTCCTGATAATCTCTTCTGGATTTTCCCATATCCAGACATAACCAGAAGGGAATACAATAGAATTCTCATATAGTTTTGGCTTGATTTCTGGATACTTTTCTATCAATTTCTCCAGAAATGATTTCTCAAAGCATACACTTCTCGGAAAGAAGCGTGCATTTTCCCTCAGTTCTTGTTTTAGTTCATTTGTCATTTTTTTTCTCCTTTTTTATTAGCTGATTTCCTGCCTGAACGGCAGAAACTATGGTTTTTAGCAGTTGATTTACAGTTTCGCTATTGAAACTGTATTCGATTTTTCTGCCATCTTTCAGGGTATGTACTGGAAAGACTATTTCTTTCCCGTCCATAGTTTTTACTGTTACTTTTTCCATTTTTTTCTCTTTATTTTGTTATATAATAAAAAGCCCTCTCTATATAAGAGAGAAGGCTTATTTTGTTATTTTATGTTATTTTGCTCGCAAATACTTTTAATTAGAGCATACATTTTATCCTTGTATTTGGGATCGCTCTCATCAAACATCCCATAATATTTGAATACTTTGTCTTTATAGTGGAATACATAATATTCCATAATTATTTTATCTATTTCGTGTCTTCTTTTTTCTGTTATATAAATTTTATTGTTATATTTCCAATCTGGGAAATTTACAAAGTTTTCTTCATCATTTATGGAATAATTATAATAATAGTTCCAGGTTGAAACATAATGTTTTAACTTTTTTCCTGTTAATGCCTCAAATATTTGTTTAAATGTTACTCTTTCTATGCCTTCAATGCTCAAACAATCATTCTCGTCCTTTTCCAGTTTCTTTTCCGTCCAGACTATTTTTCCATATTCGAAAAATTTCTGTCTCCTTTTTCCACTATGTAGTCTCCAGCATCCCCCATCGAAAGATGGAACGAAACCACGATTCAGCAATTCCACGGCAGGCTGGAAGGGATATTCGCCTTCCTTATGCTGGATTTTTTTCCAATTTTCCACCCGTGGATACAGGCTACCCAGATACGCATATATGAAATCTTTCACGGAATTATCAATATAGTATTTCGCATATTCTCTGGGCAATTTTTCTGGTGCCCAGACAATCTCATTTCGGAGTGCAAGTATTATCTTTTCTATTATATCTTGACCTATTCCGTCCCAGATGTGCTGTTTGAGATTAGGATATTTATTTCTTATTGAGTCCTCCACGCAATCTTTAATTTTTGCGAAATTATCCTCTTCTATTTCAATCCATTTTTTCAGAAGCTCTATATCCTTTTTGGTAGGCTTTTTAGGCGTGCCAACCAATGGATTTTTCGGATAGTAGGCTTCCGCAAGCTTATATCCATATTTTTCTTCTATTTCTTTACAGAGTTCTAATATCTCTGGTTTTTTCAGCTCTTGCACGAGCTGAATGTTCTCCCACCGCTGGAAGCCTGGGTAGTGGACATTCCTGCCCCAGACCTCAGCGATGAAGAGCCTTTCCCGATGGACGGGGGCAAAAAACTCGTATAAACTTTCCAGAGTGCAACCGTAAAAGCCGTAACTGCAGACATTCTCTATGCTTTCGTCAAAATCTATGCAATGATAATCTTCATTCATTCTGTATCTGATATTGTATTGGATGGGGGCATACATATCACTTGTTAGGACTTTGAAAATCCTTTTTTTCTCATTTTTTTTAATTTGTCTCATTCTTATTCTCCTTTATTTTCTTGAATTTGGTTTATTTTTTCTATCTCGTTGAAAAACAAATTCTCAATCGACAATTTCTACCTTGACATTATCATCAATTATTCTATAATCCCAAATACATAACCTGCATAAGTGATATACCTTTTTGCCTTTCTTAAACTTGAAAGGTTGCAAATAATCCATTTCCCCGCATTCATCGCAGGGTCTCATTTTTTTGTTTGATTCCGACATTTTATATCTCCTTTTGTTTTTTATATGTCCAGCGCTTCTTCAATCGCTGGCCAAAGTCTTACTGCCCAGTCTTTCGTGTCGCCTTCTTGGGCGAGCAATGAAAGCTTTCCATTCTCATATCTGAACAGTCTATAGGTCTTTTTAGGATGCTTTCTTGAACCGTTGATGTCGCAATCGAGAATTATAGTTCCATTTTTCCAATATTGCGGAGCGTCGATATCTACGAAGTCCCCCAATATTGAATAACCATTGGTATTAGACTTATCAAGTCCTCTGACCGTTTTCGCCCATCCGCCGTTATAGCGGGTTACGGTGCTGTCTCTGTCGGTTCCGAGTGTTTCCATATACATCTGACGAAGCACTCTTGGAACTTGCTTCTGGGGTTGTGCTTCTTGGCGAGACTTGAGTTCTTCTTTCGCTGAAGAAATAAGTTCCCTGAGATCTTGATCTGACAAGGTTTTGAATTCGATGTTAATCATTTTTGGTCTCCTTTGTTTTTGATTCTAAAGATATAATAATTATACCCGATATTTTGTCAAGTAAAATCTTCAATTTTTTTAGCTTTTTTTATGTTTTTTTTAGTCCACACGGGTAAGTCTTTATTTATGAAAGAGTTACAGACAAAATTTTTTTAACTTTTTTCAATATATTCTTCTGGAACTTTCTTTCCAGAATTTCTTGCTTTGCCATCAGGTTTTCTTTCTCTTTCATTTCTTTTTCACTTTTGGGTCACACTCTATAAAAACAACGATAATAAAGGGCTTTAGGCTGTCAAGTAAAATCTGCGTTTTTTTAAGCTTTTTTTTAACTTTTTTTAGCTCATCTCGCTAACTATTTGAAACTGTAATAGTTACAGACATAAGTTTTTTTAATTTTCTTGCTTACTAGTCTTTACCAGACTTTCCCTTTTTTCCTGTCTTTTTTCCCAGATTTTCCCTCACTTTTTCCCTCGTTTTTTTGCCATTTTTTCAATCAATTTTCTGGTCATTTTTTGCCTATTTTTTACCTATTTTTTGCCTACTTTTTCGCACTTTTTTTGGCTATTTTTTCTGGTTTTTTTCGCAATTTTCTGGAAGTTTTCCAGGCGTTTTTACCTCATTTTTACCCGAAAAATACCCTTTTTTACCCTTTTTTACCCTGTTTTTGCCCATTTTTCCCTACTTTTTCCCTTTTTTGCCTTTTATAACTATTTGAATTTAAAGAACTTAAAAAAAATTCAAGCTAACGGTCAAGCCAAGTGCCAAGCCAAGTGCCAAGCCAATGGTCAAGCTAACGCTCGAGCCAAAGCTCAAGCTAAAATCGAGTAATTATAACTAGAACTAGAACTAGAACTAGAATTAGAATTAGAATTAGAATTAGAATTAGAATTAGAATTAGAATTAGAATTAGAATT